CTTGCTACTCTGTTCCTTTTCTTCTACAAGTTGGTCAATTACTTGTTTAGCATTAGTCAGCGATTCCGTCAAATGCATAGTAAGACCTAACATACTGGACCCTTCACCTCTCAGGCCAGTCCAAAACATTCTAAAGTCATTCGGATCTTTTTCTCTTGGAAAGTTGTCCGCTTCCTTTAAAAGGTTTCTAAACTTATTTACAATTTCTTCTTGTCTTTCTGCTGTATAACGGTTCTCAGACATAATTATTCCTAAGTTAAATTGTTAAGTTTTATCATTGTTGCGGCTAGATTAATTTCTGGATCAACGACCAATGTATGATCAACTAATCCTTGTTTAATAATGATAACCGCTTTGTCTTGTTTATCTTCATCACCAAACATTTCTATATTATCGTACATCCAACGATATACATCTTCCATTTCTTCTGCTTTTGCAGATCCACAAACTAGTTTTCTAGCTTCAGTTATTTTTCCTGCTTTAAATAATTGAACCATATCTAACTTCCAATCAGCATCACCCTTGTCCATTTCATTTGCGGCTAAAAGAGTACCATCAGCACTATTCATTTGAACCATATTAATACATTTACGTAAGTCAGGATACGTTGCTTTTACATACGTATCAAGTGTGTCTAAGTCTGGAGTAATACCTTCCGTAATAAGAATTTCAGCTACACGAGCCGTAAACTCTGTTTGGTCTATTCTAGCAATATGAAACCCTTGACAACGACTGTGCAAAGCAGGAATAACACGATTGGGGTAATTACAAGTAAGAATAAACCTTGAAGTGGTGTGATATTCCTCCATAACTCCACGTAGTGCCGCTTGAGCATTTGGACTAAGATAATCGGCCTCATCAAGTAATACAACTTTAAAATCTCCAAACGGTATCATTTGTACAAAGTTTACAATTTTATCACGAACATCTTCTACACTATTTGTTCTACTTGCATTAATTTCAAGGATGTCTAAGTCATTGAGATCAAGTTCGTTAAACAATAATTTTGCAAGTGTTGTTTTACCTATACCTGCGTTACCACTAAACAATAAGTGTGGAATTGTTTTTTCTTTAATCCAATTCTTAACTTGTGCTTTTTGATGTTCATCTCGAAAGACATAACCATCTATAGTTTTTGGTCTATACTTTTCTACCCACAGCTCTTTCATTTTGACTCCATCTATACCAGTTTGGTTTTTGTTGTATTTTTACTTTAATTCGTTCTCTTATAATTAATAAATCTCTATCAGTTGGCGACCAATCTTGAAATAAATCATCTGGCCACTGTTCTCTTTTAAATATACGATCAGGATCAGGACTCATACCTCTACTTTTCATTTCTTCAACAAGATCTAAGTATCTATTATATAGATATTTGCCTTTATTGTAAAAGAATTTTACATGGCCTTTATTAAGAGTAAAATCTTTTGGCAACGAATTTTTAGTCTTACGCCAATTAGGAGATTTTAATGAGCGTTGTAATGACGACCCAACCATAAAAATTTCTCTATATTCAGCAACAAGATGTTGATCAGCTAATTCACTAATAGGTACTAAATTAATTCTAGTCACGTTTTTGAGTTCCTTCTTGACCGGCGGCTACCAAAATTATAAAAATATATAACAATGGCCAAGCCCATCCTACTAAATGTCCTGTAATATGTAAGATCATTAATGTAATACCTGTAGCACCAACGGTGCCAATGCTCATACGTTGTACTGGTAATTTCACATACTCTCCTTATTTTAGTATATTATAGACTAAAATGTAAGATAAGTCAAGTATTATTTTTGCGGAGGTAATCCATTAAATATAAATCCAATTGTAGCTCGTGGGCTTATGTCTTTAGGTGGTAATCCTTTATGAAGGTAGCTACTTGGAAATACTACACATCGACCTTTCTTCCAATCAACTATATGGGTTGGACCATCGTTACGATCTGACCAAAATTCCATACCAGTATCACCTTGTAAAAAGTATACCATAGTGTGTGAGGGAATCCATCCGGGCGTGGTCATTTGAACTGAATCCTCAGGAGCATCAGTATGTAGTCCGCCATAATGTTCTTCTGTAGTTAAATTAATTTGTACTTGATTTAACTGTAAATCGTCTTGAGTGTTTTTAAAAAGTTTTACTTTTTTGTGATGAACTACAGTCCAAAGTGCTTTAAGTTCCCAAGGCATATCAGCTAAAAAATTTGTATGACTAATAGTAGCACCGTGTTGTACATCTCGTGTCCATTGTTCACTAAAGGTATTATAACCTTCATCATACCCTAATCCTCGATGTCCAAATCTTAAAGGCATGTGAGGTATTACAGCTTCAATTTGATCTGCCAACCAATCCGGTATTAACTCATCAAGCACTATAATGTTATCTTTATCTATCATTCCATATCTACAGTCGTGCCGCCCCATTCAGGTTGTGTTGATACACCCCAATTATCTATATTATCTTGATTAAAAATAGAATGAATAATCTTACGGTGTCTTGCAAATGGTGTAGCTTCACCACTAAAAATAAACCCTATAGTTACACGTGGGCTTATATCTTTTACTGGTAACCCTTGATGGATAAACTTGCTAGGGAATATAACCATACGTCCATCTTTCCAATCAACTGTATGACATTTAAAAGAATCCATTTTACCTGGATGATTAGCAAAGTCATCAGCATACCAAGTTCCGTCTTTTGTCCGTAAACTATTATTTTTGTATGCTATCTCTCTTGTTTTTTCTATTTCAGCGTGTACTTCAGCTTCTGTAACTGTACCTTTAGTTACTCCATCTGATAATTCTGCTATTTTAGGATTTAAATGTTCAGGATTATTAGACCAAAAATCCATACCACTATCACCTTGTAACATATAGACCATTGTATATGCAGGTGCGTCTTCTTGAATATCAACGTGTAACCCACCGGCATGTTTTTTAGTTGTTAAATTTACTTGTATTTGATTTAATTGAATATTTCCAACAGCTGAAGAAATTCTTTTTCTATTTTCGTTTAGTACTTTCCATATAGCTGTTAATTCCCAAGGAGCTTCGTCTAAGTCTTTATTAGCATCAGTATCTCCCCATTGGTCACTCCAAAATTGATATCCTTGATATGGACCAAGACCTCTGTGGCCAAATCCTAATGCAAGATGTGGAATAGTTTTTACTGCTTCTTTGTGCAACCAACTTGGAACAATATCGTCTAAAACATATATGTCTTGAGCTATATTATAAGTCGCCGGACTTCCTATTTTCTGAGTGATAGACGTCAAATTCTCCTCCTGGATATCTGTCTTTTAATTTCTTAACATTTTCTGCAATTACTGAATTAGGATCAAGGCCAAGAGACCTACAAGCATTAGTCCAGTACCACATAATATCACCCAATTCTCGTTTAAGATGAAATACAGTTTCATCGTCAAGCGGTTTACCTTGAAACAAACATTTTTTAACAATTTCACTAAACTCACCTCCTTCACTTGATAAGCCAATTGATGCTGTTAATAATAATGGAATATTAACACCTGCTGTTTGTTCTAGTTCTTGCACTCTTCCGAAGAATGCTCCAGAAACATTACTTTCAACTGACGTAACTTTTTCTACAAATTCTTCATACCGCTTTAAGTCAATGTCCAACTTAACCTCCTTAGTAACTAATTTATGTTATATCCCCAATCCATCCTGAATCGGGTTCTTCATGTTGCCACGCTAAAATACCATCGGTATCTACAGTACGCAGAATAACAACTTCATCTTCATTAGGTAACTCAACATTGTACCCTCTAGTCCACCTTCCGTGTTCTATAAGAAGCCAGTCACCTACTTTATACTCTTCTTTATTTTCATGCCCTATAGCATAAATCTTACCCCATCTAGGCTTAATGCCATGATTTTTACCATCATCTGACATAATAATAAGTCCAGCTTTAGTTTTCATCTCACCAAAGTTCATTTCTTGAACAATAACTCGATCATGTAACGGTCTTATATTACCTTTAAAAACTGCAATAGACTTACTTGGCCCGCCAAGTTGGGAGGCCATATCGTAGTTGTTTGGATCCATTTGTTAGTCACCCTTTTTCACAAAGTTACCATCGCTATCTTCAAGCCAATCCTCATCTTTTGCTTCTTCAACCTTAGCTTCTACCTTAGGTGCAACCTTAGGTTCTGCCTTTTTAGGCTTTGAAACTTTTTTAGGTACTACTGTTGGTTCTTTTTGCATTTCTGCAACACCGACACCAGCTTCTTCATTTGGAACCGCTTGTGGATGGTCTCTATAATAATCACCCATAACTTCTTCACGTTTTTTAACAATCTTGCCGCCCGGGCCTAATTCATCGCCGCGAGCATTAACACGAACATTACCTACTGCTGGTGTTAATTCATTTTTTTGACGCAATAAATCCATATCAACAACTTTACCTTGCATTGATACGTGTTGTTTGCGACCTGTTTGACTATTTGCCATTATACTTCTCCTATTATGTACGTATTTATCTCATGAACTCTTGCCAGGATAGCTGATACTGGATCGAGTTAATCTTATGCACACCAATCAAGTATAATACATAACTTGCTACACTAGATCCACGTCCTACACCCCATACCATGTTATTTTCTCTCATAACATCTATCAAATATACAAGAAATCTTAATAAATTGAATAATCCTCTTTTTTCATACTCATGCATTTCTTCACAAACTCTTGCCATTTCTTTTGGCTCGTCTGGACATTTATCTAAAATATAATTATAGATATCTAATTTTTTATATTTTTCAGGCATAAACCAGTCTGATTGTAATGCTTCATCAAAATCTTTTTGTTCTACATCTATTGGAATATACTTTGTAAGAGTAGGAAGACCTTGTTCTTGCGATACTTTATTAAATTGGTCTATATCGTCACTAGGATCGCACAATACTACATAACACTTTTCAGCATGACCTGTATAGATCATATCAATAAGGTCTTTGTTTGAGAATCGTGGTATTCCTAGGGAGTCTGTTTTCATAAGCATTTATATATTTTAACTGATATTAATTAGATTGTCAAGATCTTTATTGTTCGAATCGTCCAATCTTGCTTTAACTTGGCGTTCACTAAGTTCTAATTTATAAGTGTCGATCAATAATGATATTTGATTTTGAGCTTCGGGGTTTCTAGTTTGAAAAAATTTCTTTGTTAATTCGGAAAGTGCTTCATCAATTTCTAAATCAGATTTCTGTGACAAATTATCTGCAAATGGATGATTCATTTATTACCTATCAAGTAAAAGTACTAACGTAATGACCATATACTGTAGTGCCGCCGTCAGTAGTCCAAAAATCAAGCACCATAGGATTTACATTACTTCCTACAACAAACGGTGAAGGAAAACTAGCATCATACTTAATTACTCCGCCACCAGCAGTAGCCCATGTAACTGTTCGAGCAGTACTATCACCTAGCGTATCTAACAACATTAATCTAATTTTACCAACTTTGCCTGTATCTGGCCAATCTGTAAAAGTTAGTGTAATATTACCACCAATTGTAAATGTTTGATAATTACCATTTGTAAAACTAATATTTTGGGGAGCAACTACTGTTCCACCAGCATATACTTTTTCTGTATTAGCTGTTAAATTAGCACCTGTAACTTCGTTTCCTAGAAAGTCATTATTTGCATTAAGTTTAGCCGTACTTGTTTGTAGAGTTTCAATCTCACTTTTAGCCGCAGTAAAGTTGTTCTTTATTGTGCTAAAATTATTACGAAATCCTTGACTATCATTATCCTGTCCTGCAATAGGATATGTAGAGTCAATGCTTGTGTTGTCAATATTACTGGCCATTATTATTCCTCTCTAGTATGTATATTTATCGCCTTTAAACATTAAAGGCATAGTTACCGAACGGAATATACTGCTCGGCGCTGTTATCTGTAGTAGTATCTATTATGTATCTATCAATCTCAAAGTCTAATACCTTAAAATTGAACCCGTTAGTAGTGATATTTAGTAATACTTTAGCACTAGTACCTGCTTTACAGTAGCATAATGGTATAGCTGTAACAAAACCTAATTCCTGTACTGCATTAGTTTGGGCAGTAGCCATCCATAATGGAAGAAAATTCCCTTCAGTCTTTCCAATCGATGATAACTGATTTCGCATATTTGTAATATTATTAATATACCGAGTTTGATCATTATTATCACTAATTTTAACAGCATTACTGTCAACTTTAATTGGTGTATTTTTAGGTCTCCATCTAAACGGATCACTTGTAGTTGTAGCAATTTTTTGGGCACTTATAGTATTACCATTTTTTAGTTCTACCTGAATAACCCCGTTTGCATCATAAATGACTGTTCCGGTTCTAGTAATAACTTCAAGATCGTTACCTAGTGCTACAACTTGGATTCGTTGTCCTTGAGAATTTAGTATTTCAAATACTGCTACACCGGCTCCTTCTTTAGTAACATCATCCATTGTTTCAAACTCAACACTATCAACTGTAATTTTTTCTGAATTAGTAATAATATGTTTTGCTCTGACAGTCTTAGGACGATCTTCATATACTTTATCAAACGTTTCACGATCAAACATTTTTTCATTTATATCATATGGGTCATGTACTTCTACGTAAATTACTTCATATTCAATATCATTTGTCCCTGTCTTTTTAGCTACTGCTGTTTTAAGATTTCCAAGTTTAAATCTTTTTCTACTATGCCCCATTCTTGATCTTGCAACATATTCTCTAATATCTTTAGTTTCAATTCCAGCATATATTAGCATTTTAATATTTTTTTGTAATCCAAACTCTGGATCATTAGGTCTATAAATACTTGCTGGTGTAAATATATTTGGATCACCTATAAAGTTACTATAAAGTGTTCGCTGTGCTTGTTTTAAGAAAGGTTTAACAAATAAATTACTATACGTTATATTATCTGGATCTTTAACTGTAATATCAAATTCTCTTGAAACTGCACTAAATCCAAAACGATCACGTGCCTCAATTGTAAATTTAAATTTTCTATCTATAGTAGTTGTAGATCCATCTAATGAAAATAAGTTTTTATCAATAGTTGACAATCCATAAGTAATTAATCCTGTAGTAGTATTTGTCATTTTAAATTGATTAACTTTTCCGATAAGTTCACCATTATAATTTAAAGTTAATCCTGGAGGCAATGTACCGCTAGTAAGTCTGTATAATACTTTACTAACTATTGATTGGTCTAGTAGTTTTGCAGTAACACTAAATGTACTAACAAAATTAGCATTAATTGATCCTAAACTAGGAGCAGTTGACCATTCTATACTACTTTCTACTTCACCTAAGATTTTAACTGTAAATGTTTTTGCCTTTTCAGCCAGTAAAACATTTGAACCGGTAAAGCGTCTTGCTTTAAGTGTAAATTTATATTCTTTTGTAACTGCTGGTTGATATGGAACTCGTCCTGCAATTTCTCCTGTTATAGGATCTAATGTCATTCCTGGAGGCAATACACTAGCAGAACCATCATCGTTATATTGTTGTAATTCGTATGTTAAAGCACCAATAATAGTATTTGGGTCAAATACATCTAAGAAAATAGTTACATAATTATTTGCACGTTTATAACCAATGTCAGCTGGGGTTAACCAAACTGGAGTTCTAAGGAATGTATTATCAGCTGTAAATATTCCTGTACCAATTTGCATAATAGTATTATCAGCACGTAGGAAATCGTCGCCAACTAAAAAGATTACAAATTTTCTTTTAGTAATAGTATCGCCATCGCTAACACTTACTTCAAATTCAAAAAATCTATTAAGTTTTTTAGGACTTCGTGTTTCAATAGCTGTATCATATCCCTGTGTATCGTAATAATAACTTTCATAACCATTAGCACTTTTTAAACCAAAGTCGAAAGGATATCCGTCAAATTGTGTAGTATCATAAAACCCACTACCAGACCTTAAATCTAATGCTAAAATAGGATCAACAATTCCTATTAGTCTTCCTGTACTTGTTAATCTAATACCTGGTGGTAATGTACCATCTCCGTCTGCAATATAAAATTCTAAGTTATCACCAGCTGGCAAGTCAGGATCAATTGCTTCAAGTTGAAAATCAACAATGCTACTATCAATGATATAAAACGCATTATTCTTTCCAATTTTTAATTTACCTTCTGGAGTTGTCCATGTTGGAACATCTGGGCCATTAATTATAATTTTAAATGTTCTATCTTGAATACCTGTACTATTTGTAGCACGTAATACAAATTCGTATTCTGTACTACGTTGTACTTCAAATGGTGTTCCTATTAGTTTATTATCTTCTAATCGTAATCCAGGAGGTAATGTACCACTTATTAAAGTTATAATACTAGTATTAAGAGCTAATACTGTTGAAGATCCTTGCGTTAGATATATGTCAGGAGCAGTTGAATATACATACGTCATAAAGCTACGTACTATTTCTTGTTGATAAGTTTCTACTGTATGTGTATTACCTGTTTTATAATGTGTTACCTGTCCACCTAAATAGCTATAATAATATGTATCGTTAGTACCATAAAATACACCACTACCATCTGGAATTATATTACCCGTATATCCTTGACTCTTTGCTAATGCAAATGCAGATTCTTGTGCAGATAAAAAGTTTACACCCATAGCTGTACCGCCAGCGTATGGAACTGTAGTATCTAGAGCTCCGTGAATTGTTAGTATTCTTTTATCTCTAAATGGTACAGACGCTGTATTATAATCATTTGCTGTTACTCCCGTTTGTGTTGTCGGAAAATAAAATGTATTATTTCTATATTGTGGATCAAACATTTGTGACATAATAGTTACATATGAATGAATATCTGTGTCATCGATTTCAATAAAAGCTCTATTAACTAACGAAGCACCATTACTAATTCCAATAAATTTTATTTTTGATTGGTCAACATTATTGTACCCTTTTAATGCAGTAATTAAATCTCTAAGCATTTCCATATCAGGTGCTTTAGAAGTTTCATTTGCAATGTTCCATTCATTTAAATATCCTGTTGGAGCAATTATAATATGATCTCCTAAATAATTTTTCCATGAATCTAAAGTATCAGTACCGTTACTTCCACTTCCATGTAAAAGGATAACTGCTGGAACTTTTTTAGTTGATAATTCTGGAATAGATGGAACTCTAACAGCTACAGGATATGTATATCCGTTAGGCTCTTGCGACCAAGTTTTAGTTATACTTAAATCTGATGTGTTTTCTAATGTAGGAAAAGGTGCACTACTTAATGCTGTAGTATCGGGTACAAATAACGACCCAAGATCAGCACTTGAGGGTGCTAACGGTAACGTTAAAGAGGTCGTTACTCTTTCTTCTAGCGTTGCTAGGGTATATCCTGATAATTGAGTCCATTGTGGTAACATATTGCTTATATCCCTTTACTTACAGTATTTATCGGATATAATGCATAGTTGGTCTGCGTACTAAATGCTTCGTTGTTCCTTAGTAGAATTTCCAAAGATATATGGATAAACAGGCTGTAAACTTGCATCAACTGATAAGTGATATGCCCACGTACCGTTTGGATAGTCAGGCGTTTTCGAATATCTTCCGTTATGCTGATCTAATGTTCCAGTACTTACTTGATATTCATGGTCATTAATAAAAGTACCCGCGGCTTTTTCTGCGTATGTATAACCACGTCCTGTAGGTTCTGTTGAATAATATTGATATGAGCTAGTCATTCTAATTACTGACGAAAGTACATTTGTTGGATCTGAATAACCATATGGTCCATAAATAGGATAGCCGTCAAAACAATAACCTATAATTTTACTATGTCCATCTGTGTGTCTAAACTTGTCTCCACTAAAATCAGTTGCAGTATAATAAGTTGGTGTTGGTGTCGAACCAGTTAACATTGCCGTACTCCACGCCGCATTTGCTTCTGCTGAACCTGTTGGTAAAAACATAAACATAGCAGAGTTATAATGATATTGTCCGTTTGTTTCAGGCCATCCACCGGCATCATCTGCACCGTAGTTTGATCTAAATTGTACACCGTTATATTCAAATCCTGGACCAGTTGCATCTGATGTTGGATCTAATCCTGGAGGTACAATAGTTGGACCACATGATGGACTGTATAATACTACTCCGTTATTAGCAATCCCCATCGGTGTTAATGGAACAGTTGCTTGTTCATTGGTAGTGTTTTCTCCGCCTCTATACTTAATAGAAAAATTATAAGTTTGTGCTTGAACTGTATTGTTGTTGGGCGTGAATACATTATTTCCAAAAGCATTTCCAAATGCCGCCGGATTAGGTAAACCGTTTGATGTAATTGTTAGTGTTGCCATTTTTATTCCTCTAAACTATTGTTCCTGCATCAAATCCTCTTGAGTCTGGTACTAAGTAACTACCAAAGTCAATATCTATTTGTGCAATTAACCAATCAATTAAACTTGTTACTGTTCCGCTAAACTCTCCAAAATTAAATCCCGCAGTATTTGGAGCCATTAATCTAATATCAAGACCGTGTACTAATCCAGTAACGTTACCGTTAAAAGTACCGTTAAATGTACTTGCTGTTATTGTTCCACCATTAGTTAAATTATTTCCGCCAGCATCTAAGCTCGCACTTAATACTGGTGATGTATCTGTTGATAATTCAGTGTTAGTGTTAACTGTTAATACATTACCACTTAATGAAGTATTAGCGCCAGTTCCGCCTTGAATATTTAATGTTTGTCCGTCAGCTAACTGTATACTTCCTGAATCAGAAACAACATTAAGTTGTTGAAGTCCACCTAATGCATTAATAGTAACACCGTTAGTTGAACTTGTTAATGTAATATTAGCGCCTTGAACAAGTTTTTTAAATTGTAATTCTGCACCTGCTTTTTGATAGTACAGACCTTCGCCAACATTTCCTAAATTTGTAACAGTTGTATTTTCAGGTGAACGTAAATCTAAATCAGCAAAATTTTGATTAGTTTTAATAAACGCTTCTCGTAGATCATCTCCACTACCGTCATTTGCTAATGTTCCAATGTTTATAGTTTGTACAGTCATTTTATCTCTCTTCTTATGTATTTATTCCAGGAGTACTGCTTCCACTAGTGCCCGAATATTTTAATGGATTAGGACTATTATACGGCCAATGCAGTACTCTGTTAGGAGCACCATAACGTCTTGGAATACTATTAGATGCCTCAAAATCAGTATCTGTGCCTGAATTGTAAGTGGTTGCTGTGCCGTGAATTGCAAGGAAATCTTTGAATTGTTGTGCAGTTCCGCCCGGATTCGCTTGTAACCATAATGCACCTATTCCACAAATTTGAGGTGACGCCATTGAAGTTCCGCCTATTCGTGCCATATAGTGTGTAGAACTTCCTGGATAAAGTTGTTTAGTACCATACCCACTTACTTGACTAGTTGCACTTGAAATTTCAGATCCAGCCGCTATTACATCTATTCTAGGACCTCTTTCACTAGATTGTGTTATAAATTCCTCATTTATATATGTACTGTTATCCATGTTTGCTACAAATATAGTATCGTTACTATGTGGTGAACTAGGTCGATTATAATATATAGGGTCCCCAATGGGTACAACACCTGCCCATACTTCATCTAAAGTATAATAACTATTATAAATTCCGCTATAATAAGGAGCATTTTCTCCTGCACATGGATGATAACCATTGCCGGCCGCTTTAACACAAATTACTCCTGCATCTGTTAATTGTTCTTGTTCAGTATCGTGTACAGTATTCACCATTGGATGTCTACTAGCCGTAGTTCCATATTGTAGAAATCCTCCACTACTCCATACTATTGGAGTAATACTTTGATCGACACCTTGGTAAAATAGTGTTTGTATTTGAGCACTACCAAATAAAGAATTTTTATAATACCAACTACTACCCCAACTTTGATTTACAATAGTAGGACGTTTAAATCCTGTGTTAGGATCAATAGGTTTATTTTCATGCCAAACTCTTATACAGTCAAAAACATCATCGCTGTTTATTGCACTTGATCCACCAAATTTTCTTACAGAATAAATTTTTGCACCTTTGGCCCAACCGTAGTCATAACCTGCGGCAATTCCTGCTACGTGGCTTCCGTGTTGTCCTGCATTATTACCATCTGAATAAGAGTTGGAATAATGAGTTGCAGGCATACAACCTGGAATAATTGTATTCCAGTCTAGTTGTATAAATCTTGAATTACCTGCGGCATCTCTCCATTCTGGATGTCCTGTAGGATCAACACCATCATCTTGTATAACAATATCAACGCCAGTACCATCTAGTGAATAGTTATAATCTCCTGTGTATGAATTACTTGCCGCCGCTGAATCATATTCTTTAAGAATATGTCTTTTTAATCCCCAATTAACTGCATCTTGACTATTAGTAGTTGACCTGTCAAATTTGCCATTTTGTATTGCATATAATTGTTCTGTTTCAGGATTAGCTTTAGCTGATACTGTGTGTATCCTTGAATCTTTTGATAATTCAGCCGCTTCGGCATCTGTTAACATATAATGGGTAATTCTATTATTAAATTTCCTAGCATACGCTACGTCAACAGTTCTATCTGGAACGTGAGCACTAGCTGATGCATCACCATCAGTATCTCTTTCTAATTCAGCTTCTACTTCGTCAATATTAATTCCTTTTTTAGTAACGACAATATAAAGTTTTTCGTCAGCCATTAGTCGCTCCTCATTGTTAATGCTCTATTAGCCGCAAAAGGAAAATAAGCTATTCTATTTGTACCATTCATTAAGCTTCTATCATTTGCAAAAAAAGTACCTGGAGTATTTTCATCTGTTGATCCTTGATGCATTAAATCTTTAATTGAATTATTATGCCACCACTTACGTAATTGTGTAGGAGTCCATCCTGGATTTAATTGTAATAATAAACAACTCATTCCTGCTACTTGTGGTGTAGACATAGATGTTCCATCATATTGATAAGTTGCTGTATCGCTTGTACTATAAGCACTTACAATATCTGTTCCTGCCGCCCATACATCAACTCTAGGACCTTTATCACTACCTTCATTTGTAGCTTCTATATTATTGTATAATGCACTATCTAAGTTACCTACTACAATAGTATCAGGACCTATATTACCTGCCCCCCTATTATAATATACTGGATCACCTGCGGTAATACTTCCTGTAGCAACACTTCGAATAATATGATTATCATAATCTATATCTCCAGAAAAGCAAAGTTTTTGTCTTTGATTTCCTGCACTTTTAAAATAATGTATACCTTCATCTTGCATTTCTTCAACTTCAGCTGATAGGCCATAACCAGCAGTATTAAATCTACTACTAGAATCGCCAGTCATACCATACTGTGCCGCCTTAACTGAACCAACACTAGCACCTCTAAATTGAATATCAGTTATGCTACTAAATACACCCTTTGACCCCCAACTTGCACTTACTACTGTAGGACGTTTAAATCCAGTAACTGGGTCAACTGCTTTAGCTTTATGAAATTCTTTTATTGCATCAAACCAATATGCTTGATCTAAACTGTTATAAGGTATATTATAAATTGCAGAATTTTTAGCCCAGCCATAATCTTTTCCTACGGCTGTTCCGCAACAATGTGTTGCATGACCACTTGCACCTGATACATTAGTATAATCAATAGTAGGAATAGCACTACAGTTAGGAAGTGTATTCCACTGAAATGGTACTAAACGACTTACGCCGTTTCTGTCTTGCCATTGCTCATGTGTATATCTAAATTTACTACCTTCTTGATGAATATAGTCTACACCTGTGCCGTCTAAATGGTAGTCATAAGTTGTTCCAGCACTAAGATCATTTGTAGTATTAAGTCCCCAATCATTTGTTTCAGAAATTTGTCTTAATAATCCCCAATTACCTCTTGTTAAATCGTCACTAGCAACTTCTCTAGTCCAATTTGCACTTTGTTCGTAATCTAACCAATCATCAGACCATACAAGAGGAGTGTTAACATCTCCAACTCTAGGATCTGCTTTAAGTTTTTTAGCTTCTTCGTCTGTTAAGGATATTTCAAAAATACGTTTACTAGAAGGTCTTGTGTTTACGTTATCTACTTTTCTATCTGGAATTATATTACTATCAACACTAGAGTCAGCACTTGTATCACGATTAAGAGCATTGATAACTTCTTCTTTGTCAATCCCTTTGTGTAAAGAAACTACATAATGTTTTTCACTCATAGCTTCTCCTTTATACTATTGTTAAGTTACCAAGCATACCTGCATGACTTGTACATTGATAAACTAATGCCGAGTCGCTAGTCTCATGCTGTGGTACAAATGTTTGTGTTCCTGTTTGTGATCCTGTTACACCTTCTGTAAAGTCAGCACCACCGTTACTAACTCTAATAGCAAATGGGTGACTTCCTCCGGCATCATTAATAAAGATGTATGTAAATCCTTTATATAATGTAAAGTCGGGATTATCTTTTGTTGGAGATTGTCCAGGTCCTGCAAATCTATATCCAGTTGTACCATTAGCAGTTACAGTATATGTTATAGTTGGTCCACCGGAAGCAATTGTAATATTGCCTTCAGCGTCACTAGTTGTATCAATTCCACTTCCACCAATAAATTTAATGCCTTCGTCTTTTGTAATAGTTCTTAATGTTGAATCATCAGCACCAACAGTAAATGAAAAGCTATCATTTGTTGATGCCCAAATACTTCCGTTCCAGAATACTAATTGTTGTTCTGAACTATTGTAAATTATATCACCATCTTGTCCAACTAATCCTGCAATTCCATTAGTATCAAATGATCCTAAACGTAAAGGTGACTTTTGTATTACAACGGCATTTGCCGCATCAAAAAGTATATTACTTGCACTTGTAAATGTTGGTACACCTGTTCCTGATGTTTTTATAATATCAGCTTCAATAGTTCCTGTAGCTGTAATGTTTACACCTGTTAGTGTATCAGTAGTTTTGTTATATACTAAACCTGCATCGCCACCAAATGTACTTGAATCGTTAAATTGTACTTGTGTATCAGCACCACCAGGTGTTCCGCCGCCGCCTGAAGCATTAAATGTAATTTCATCATTACTTGTAGTAATGGTCATATTAGTACCAGCGACAAGTGTTAAAGTATCTGTTTTAGTGTCAGCTACTACATCTGTTTGTCCTGAAACTGAAATTGTCTTAAATGAAAATTCGTTTACTTCGCCTGATGATATTGAACTCCAACTTAATGTTCTTAAATCGCCAGCAAATGAAACTTCGTTTACTCCGTTTGCAATTGCTCCTGAAACATTAATGTTTGTAGCTTGAAATGTAGTTGCCGCTACAGTCGGTGCAGAAAGTACAGTTGTTGATGGATTATAAGTAAATCCAGTCTCAGTACTTAATGCCTGCCCATTACTATCACTTGCCGCAACAAAAGTTACAAACTGAGTAGTATTACTAGCATCTGGTGCCGCAGTAACAGTTGCCGCATCAACATTATTTAATACTCTAGGTTCCCATTTTGATGTTGAAGTTTTCCAACTTAGTACGTAATCATTAACAGGTGTTGTTGAAACTGTATCAACATCACCAAGATCATTAATATCACTAATTCCACTTGCAATATTTCCTGGTCCCCATGTTCCAGCACCTGAATTATATACTAAGCCTTGTCCGTTAGTTGCACCTGCTGTACTTACATCTTGTAAATGAGTTAAATCACCAATAGTAAATGTAAGGTTGCCTTCAGCATCACTAGTTGTTGTAATACCTGTTCCGCCGTTAAACTTAATTGATTCATTTGAACTAATAGTTCTTAATGTTGAATCATCAGCACCTATACTAAATGTAAATGAACTTGTATCTACTTTCCATTTAAATGATGTAGTAGCATGATCATAATATAAAATTTTATTGTTATCAGTTTCTGTAACTGCATCTATGTCACTTAATTGTGTTAATTTTGTTACACCACCAGCATCTGTTTTCCACTTCCAAGAAGTAGATGGATGATCATAGTATAAAACTTTTCCATCATCGCCTGCTGTAACAGCCGCAACATCTTTTAAATCACTTACTAATTTTTGACTTAGATCTAAACTTGCACCTGTTTGTGCATTTACTCTTGCATCAACTCTAGCTACAGTATAATATAAATTATTACCTTCAGTAATTGATGTTGTAGTAGTACCAGGAGTTAAGTATCCTATATCATTAGCAAGTTGGCTTAACGCTGTCGGAAGTGTCGGAATAATTGGCTTATTTGTTAAGTCGTTATAATCACCACTGAACGGATTATTAAATGATACATTATTAATTCGAATATCAGTAGCATTTACAGTTCCGGCATTCGTAATTCCAGCACCACCTAAATCAAGGTTATCGCCTACTGGTAATTCCTTTAATTTGTTGCTATCTAATGTATCAACTATTAGTGGTATTCTATTTGCCATTGTTGTTTCCTATGTTACACATATTTATAGTGCCGCTACTCTTGTCTGGAAGTCAGCAAAATCAGTACTTGCCGCTACTTCTGTTTTTAATGTTGTTAACGTAATTGTTTCAGCAGTTAAGTAATTACTGTCATTTGTAAACATTGATACGTTACCTGATTTATTAGTTAAAGCGTCTGTTGAACTTGTAGTAATATATCCAGCACCATTTGTTAATGTATTATTGTTTGTTGGTATAGTTGGTGCACCTGTTAATGAGCCATATGCTCCGTCAAATGCATCAGTAATTCCATATCCTGCTACAGTAGTAGGGTTGCCGCTTAATACTGTATAAGGAATAGAACTATTAGCAGTATCAACTAGTAATGTTGAATCATCACCAACTATTGGATTGTTTGATTTAAGTCCGCCACTTAATTGAAAGTTACCATTAGCATCTACGCTTAATGTAGAAGTTCCTAAATGAATAGTGTTTCCACTAAGGTATAAATCTTTAAATCTTTTTGTACTAGACCCTATGTCGTAAGTAACATCAGTGTCAGGAATAATATTTCCTTTTACAGTTCCGTCTAAATTAACTTTGCCGTTTAATCCATCAACTAATACAGTAGAGTCATCACCAAATACAGAACCTTTAATATCTGTAACATGAGCTATTGAGCCGTCATGTCTTGCAAATAGTTCTGTAAAGTTAGCATTAACTTTAGTAAAGGCTGTGCGAATCGGATCTCCGTCACCCTTGTTTGCACTACTACCTATGTTAATATTTTGCTGTGCCATTATACTCTTCCTACCACAACTTCAATTAGTCCTTCACCTGGAGTAGTTTTTTCCTCTAGTGATTTACCAATTACTGTGCCAATTTTTGGACTTGATGTCATACAAGCAAATCCTTCATGTGAACTAGTTACAAGCATTGCACCTTTTCTGATCATGCCTTTAACTTTAACTTTTGTTCTACCTTGAAGTGCGATCGGTGTAACATATTCGCCTTCTTGTGCTGAATTCATTAAGTATGCTGGATTTTCTGAAACAACACCAGCTACTCTATTATCTTCATGTAAGCGTGTCATACTTACTTCTTTATCACCGCCAAATATTACAACGGTTCCTGCTTCTAATTTAGTATCAGCTAAGTAATTCTCAGCCAAGTCAGCATATTGTGCCTGTGTTGCAGTACCACTAAATGTAGCAGAATAAATTGTATTATATCTTTTAGTTGCAGAACCAATAATATATGTATCATCTAAAGCTGGTTCAAATCCTGTTGATGTTGCTTTAAGTACTGATGCACCGTCTGCCACAATTGTTACTTGTCCTGCCGCACTATAACCTGTGTTAGCACCAATTGATATACCTGTTGAGTTTGCATCAAGTTCACCTGGTGCTTCAATAAACGAAGACTGTATCCAGTCAACACCTAATCTTGATTCTCCAGCTAGTGCCGAGTTAGCTTGGAATATACTTTCTGTTACACCTGATGCTCCAATGTCAATACTTCCTGGTACACTAACTGTTGGAGAAGCTATACCAACTGAACTCATGAATACTGCACCACCTGGTGTACTTAACTGAACTGTAGTACCTGTAGTGTCTACAACTAGATAACTATCAATTTTTAATCCTTGTACATCTATTTTTCCGTCTACTTGTGTTTTAACTAACGCATTTGCGGCACCAACTGTAGTAACAGCATCATTAACACCTCCACCTTCAGTAACAATAGTTGCAAATGGAACTTCAGCAACATCACCTGAGCTTGAATCGCCAGCCGCTCTACCTAATGCTGTTCCATCAGCAATATTAATAATTTTTCTGTAATTAAGTTGATTATTGTTTATTGTAACCCAACCACTAGTTGCTGTAAATATATCTTGATCAAAACTAGCAACACCTAAGTCTGCTTGTACAATTCCAACTTCATTTATTCTTGTAGTTGCCGCATTAAGATTTAATTTACTTTGTGCTATTGCCGCCGCCGAATTTACATCTGCATTTACAATTCTATCAGCAACTAAGCGAAGTTCTACAGTTGCTTCAGTTTGTGTTCTTTCAACATGAAGTGTAACATCTGTAGCTGGTAGTTCTACACCATTTGCCCATTCATAATACGGACCTTGATTTAGTTGGGCTGTAACACCCCCACCAGTATCAACAACATCACCTAGGTTAAACTGAGTTGGACTTGATGTCCAAGTATATGTTAATAAGTTCATTGCTACAGAGTTTAGTGTAGCGTTTTGTACGTCAACTACTGTACCTGTTGCTCCAGTACCACTACCTGTAATAGTATCATTAACTTGGAAGTTACCGCCACTAGCTGGGTTTGTATAAATTCTATATTTTCCTGTTGTTACAAGTAATTGTTCTGGTGCTGGATTATTTGTTTCTACATCAAGTTGTTCTGGAATTGTATCACCAGCTTGAATCAATCCGTCAACATAACTCTTAGTTGCCGCATCTTGATCTCCTGAAGGATCTCTTAAGTTTACAACGGTATAAGTTCCACCTGCATTTTGATCACCAGTAAATGCTAATACACCACTTCTAGCTAATGCTCCCGGTCCTATTTGACTACTTACGGCAACACCTGCATGATTAAATCCTAAGCGTCTATTTACATATCCTCTAACTGCTGATTCTGTTGGTACTGAATCACTAGCATTATCAGTCATGGCATCGTCTGCACTAAATTCACTAGCTACAACACCACGTTTAAATCCTAATCCATCTAAGTTACTTAGAGCAATACTTGCCGAAAATGTAACTGTACCAGTACCTTGGTCAACTGTAAAAAATTTACCTACTCTAAAGAATCCATCTTGGTCTGTACTTACGTAGAATACTCTACCTTTATCACGTTCATCTGTTTCTTTTTCTTGATCAGGTTGCGTGGATGGCGGTCCTAATGTTACATTCGGGAAGTTAGAACTATTAAAGCTACCTGAACCAATATCTAAGAAGTCATGTCCTGTTGCTCTACAAGTAGAAATATTAATAGTAATTGTAGCATTTTCATCTTTTTGTAAGCCAACTCTAAGAGTAACAACCGTTGTAGCATTAACTACTGTACTAACAATTCCTGCCGGAGTTAATGGAAAGTTAATATCTGAATGTATAAGATCTTCAATTGTAATTGTACCAAACCCGGTTCTATCAGTATAACTAGTAATAATATGAGTTTTACCATCCCAGGCAAAAATCATATCACCTGCATTTAATCTGTCTTTATCTCTTTGTGATGTAATTGTTCCAATAGCAATAACAACGTCGCCTGCTGTATTACCCATTGTAGTACCACTACCTGCATACGTGTTATTTGCCGCTTGAGCATTATCAACAACTAATTTGATATATTGATATGTACTATCAAAAGTAATAATTCTTTCTGTTGCCGCTAATGCTGTACCGATAGCATCTGTTACACCGTAATTTATTGATCTATATATTAGATTAGGAGCTTCATCCATTTCGATAGCAGTACTAGGTTTAGTAGTAATTGTATCAACGCCAAGGAATCTAAAGTTTAAGTTATTTCTAATAATAACTTTGTCGTCGTGTGCTAGTACGCCAAGTAATCCTGATTTTGTTGTATTATCTACTCCTGTTGTAGCAAGATTTAACTGATAAACAGCTTCACTTCTACTCGAGTTTGCAAAGTTAAAGCCTGTTACATTAATAGATGCACTTACAGTATGTGTATGTTTATGTACTGTACCGCCACTAACATAAGTGTGTACTATTCCGTTTTTACCTACATCAAACACCATAGTAGTTGTACTAGGTATATCATAAAGTTTAAAGATACCTGATGATTTAGTAGAATCTGGATACGTTTTTTGTCCGTACTTACAATTTAATAATACATTTTCAAGTTTAACAATATCGCCTCTACTATAACCGTGTGCTGATCCAACTGTAACTGTAACTAGTCCAGTAGTGCCATCATATACAAATCCACTTACGTTTATTGCAGTACCTGATGGAACCATTGTAGCAAGTTTAGATGTTCCACCGCTGACATACGTATGTTCAATATTGCTAGGTTGTAAGAAAAATTCTATTGTATCAACATCAGGAGTTCCAGTAACATTAAAGATACCTGACCCTGGCGGTGCCGGATAAACTTTAGTTCCAAAACTACAGGATGTTTTAATACTAAACAAGTCGACCATGTTACCTGCGACAAGTCCGTGTGTTGCAGTAGTAATTGTTGCAATACCAGTTACGTTGTCATATACAAATCCTGTAATATCAAGTCTTGTGCCACCTGCTTTTTCAACTACACCGCCACTAACATAAGTGGTTACAGTATTACTTGCTCCTAAATCAACTTCAAATACTTCTCCAGTTAATCCTGAAGCCAAAACTGCAAATTGTGTCTGTACATTAACTACCGGATATGTTTTATTGCCTGATGGACAACTAACTAATATATCTTTTATTTCAACAAGATCGTCTACAGCTCTGCCGTGTCCAACCGCAGTAACATTAGTATTTGTTGCAACAATTGGAGTTGCTTGTACTGTTGAAACTTCATACCTAGCTCTACCTATTGCACCGCCGTGATCAATTTCAATTTCACTCTTAGCATGTGGAAGATATTCAGTATTAGTAACATAAATTTTTAATCCGTCAACTGGATGATCATATGTTGAACCATCATCATAAATTCTAGCAGTCTGTACAAAGTTTTCTTGAGTTTTAACTAAGTCTGGTTCTTCATTTGGACTTGCCCCTGAAGCAACAAGACCGTAATTACCATAAGAGTTAGATCCGTTCAATGATCTAATATCACTACCATTATTGGCAAAGTAAGCAACTTCACAATAGTATGTAAACTGTGAAACTAATTCTGCTAACGCACCGTTATTAGCAACTGTACCATAACCCATGTCATTAAGTTGTACATGATCATTTGATAACATACTTCTGTTACCAGAAGTTTGTAAAGTAATGTCAGTTGGCATAGGTTGTGTAAATCCACCGTTACTAACACCTGATGTTGGATTTAGAAGAAGTGTAGCAGTACCTGCCTCTTTATCATAACTTGTAACAGCATCAACTTGATATCGAATACCATCAATATAAAACGGACATGGTACTTGTGGTTTCTTAAATCTTAATCCTTGACCAACTAAACTTTGTACGTTAAGTGAAAAGTTATTAGCTTTACCAGTAACTACAGTAGTAATATTTCCGGCAAATCCGTCAATATATAATCCACCCCTAAATGCTTTTTTGTTTAAGCTCTTAGAAAAACTTGAGTTGGTTTGCATATATGGAGATTTAGTAAGTACTTGACCATCTGGATCAAGTACACACATAAATCCGCCGTGCCCTTCACAAGTTAAGTTTCTTAAAATTGTAGCATCGTTCATTAAGAAGACATCCATGTCCTCATTGTTCTTTGCTGTACTAGTTGAAAGTGTTATATCAGTTAAGTAATGATATCCATAAGCTGGATTATCGTAATCTGGTAAGCTACTAAGGCCTGTTGTAACTACAGAGTTAACAAAAGTTAATATTGTACCTACTTTAGTAATAGCTAATGCTTCACCTACTGTAGAATCTAAAGTTTGTGTTGTAACTGATTGTGCTGATGAATATGCAGTATTAGTTAAAATAAAGTTATTAATTATATCCTTCATTTTTACAATAGCGGCACCTGTTTCAGTTTGGGCACCAGGTACTTGTGTTGTAGCACCTTCCCAATATTTGTCAGCGGCTAAGTGTGATTTACTATTTCCGCCATATTTTAAATCAAATATAATAGCATCAATAATAAGCCCCATATCTCGTTCACATTTTTGACTAGCACTTGTAGTAAGGAAACTAGGATATGTTGCATTAATATATGCAATAACTTCGTCTTTAATGTATTCTTTGTTTAATGCTAATAAATGTGTAGCATTAGGATTAGACGGAGTTATAAGATCAATACCATCAAATACAGGATCTCTATAAAAATGTATTGCTTTCCATGGACTTGCTGATACGCCTGGTTTAGGTTTAATAATACATCGTCTAAACTCATCACCTTTAACTGAAACGTTAGAACTTAGTCTAATCGGATAATGTTCAAAATAAGTTCCACTTTCTAAGTTAATTGTAGTTTGTGGTTTCTTAACAGCATATCCGAATTCTAATTTTTCGCCTAGTACATATTCTACAGGCTCTAGTAATTCTAATTCAACTAAGTCATTAGTAGCACCTGGTGTATGTTTTACAATTCGTCCAACAGCACCTGATGTTTGCCCAACTATCAATTTACCTGGAATAAGATCGTTGTTTAAAGTATTAGCTTGATCAACGTATCCTTGATTTCCGTTATAAATTCCAATTTCCCAAGTACTACCTTCAACAAGTTGTGGCGCTGATTTATAATCTGGACCTGTAATTAAGGCTATTACAATATCCCATTTTGCCGCAACCGATACTTGTCCTTGATTGTCAACTACTAGGCCCGAGTTAATTGTCTGTGTGTATGTAGCTTGATATAACGTTGTTTCTGCCAGGTTTACTATAACTTTAGCGTGTAAGGCTTTAGCAAAAACTTGTGCCGCAAGTGTTTGTGTTTGATATGTTTTTCTTGCTACTTGTCCACTTACAGAACTATAATATCTATAACCTGTGTTTATAGCATGGAAGTTAGCTGTAACGCCATCTAATAGATCTAAAACAATTCCGTCTAATGTATAACCTAAATCTCTTTCACATAATTCTCTTGAGTATACATGATCTGGAAATGTTGTATTAATATATGCAATTGTTTCAGCAATAATAAATTTTCTATTTGCATCTGTTAATATTTTTACTTCTTCGTATCCACTACTATTCTTTACACCACTTGTACTAACAGTTGCATCATTATTTCCTGTATTGTAAGTAATTCTTTGTGTGTACGGGCCAATGTTAACTGGAGAAGTATCAACTATCTCTTCAGCTTTTTGTGCCGCCGCACTAATTGTTCTATATGCATAAGTCCATGATCGCCCTTCACTACCACTAGGCACACCAATCATTGCATCGTTACCAGTTGTACTTACATATAAATTTGTATGTGATGATCTTGAAGAATTATCAACATAATATTTTGATGCCGCTTGTAGTTCGTCTGGGTGTTGTCCTTGTACAATAGTTGGTACTGCTGAAAGCCCGTTTTCAATAATATCATTTAGTGTAGCAACTAATCCAGTTACAACACCAGCCGCTGTTGATTCTGCATTAAATGAATCTACAAATTGTGAAGTAACTATTGGTGATTGTTGTGTTGTATATTGTGTATTTGTAAAGACGTTATTGTTAATAATATCTCTTAATTTATTATTAACGGCTACAGCATAAGCTATTTCAGTTGGAGGTAATTCCGAAGATGCACCATCCCAATAAATTTTAGCTACTCTAATTAATTCTTGATTACCACCAAACTTAATATCATGTGCAATTGCATCAATATTATATTTTGTATCTCGTTCGCATTTTTCATGTCTAGCTGTAGTATGTATACCTGGGTATGTGATATCAAACCAAGCCATTACTTCATCAGCTAAAAATTCTTTATTTTTAAGTATTAAATTGTAAGCATACGGTTGTTGTGGTGATGCGCCTGCGTGTGCTCCTGGATGATCGCTTAGGTAAAGCAATCCAGCCATTTTATCGCCTTCACGTCTTACAATAGATTTTCTTGGAAGTGCTTCTGTACTAATCCAGTTACCAACAAGTGTTTCATCATATACAGCATCATACATTGATTGTACGCCAGTACCACTACCAGCTGGAACATCAATTTTTACTCTTGTTGCATCGTCATTATTTTGTGCTTCTTCAAGAGTTGCATGAATACTAAGTTGGTTTTCGTTAACATATCTTAAATAATATGTTGTTCCTGCTACTAAACCTGTAGCATTTGTTCCTGTTGAATTATATTTGTATGCAATACCGTTTGCACTTACTTCGAAACCATGTAGACTTGATACAGCATTTCCGCTACTGTAACTCGAAATAATAAATTGATAAGCATCACTGTTTGGTGGTTCTAATCTTGCTCTAATTTGTCCTGTAGCACCCGGTCCACCTGCTGATCGTAAATAACGACTATCACTATATCCTTTAGTAATAACTAAATCATCTACAGTAAAAGCTGTGCCATGTGTTACATTTAGTGTATTCACAGCCGCTGTAGAAATATTTGGATTCGCAATAGCTTGGTTTGCCGCATTTAGTGGCCCACCTAAGGATGGAGTTTTATCAGTATTGATAATTGTTCCGGTGTTACTAACTATAATTTTGTCGTCTGCTAATGAATCAATTGTAATACCTAATCCACCTGTTAAGGTTTTCATAAGTATTTGATCACCAGCCTCATTTGATTGTGGAATTTTATATGCGCCTAATTCATCAGGAACATCACTTAACGCTCTGAATGATATTGCACCACCTTGTCCAAATACAGCATAAAGTTCTGTAAAGTTTTCATTAGCTTTACGAAACGATTCACGTATACTATCACCAGTACCGTCGTTACCTTCTACACCTATATTAATATTTTGTTTTGACATACTTTAAAATCCTACCGATTCACCGCAACCACAACTTGATGTAGTTGCTGGGTTTTCAATATCAAAAAATGATCCAAAAATTTCTTTTTTATAATTAATTGTAGTACCTATCAAATACATTTGACTCATTGCATCTATACAAAAATTTCCATGATCTAATTCAATAACTTCATCTTTCTCTTCAACCTCGTCTGATAAACTCCAATCATATTGCATTCCTGCACATCCTCCACCCTTCATAGAAAGGCGTACAACGGTGTTATTATTGTCTAAAAGCATTTTATTCATATGCTCTTTAGCCGACGGTGTTAATGTTACGATATCTGTCATTGGCTCCTAATTCCTTTGTTAGTTATATTTATCAAATAGTCTAGAATCCTAATGTAATTATAAATAGTTATATGTTTATACGAACAGAACAGACTATCCAATACTTTATGCGTAAGGGTGTAAAAGGCGACCATCATCCTTATAAACGCAAAAAGACTATAGTAGTATTTAAGTGTGATAATTGTAAAGAAGAATTTATACGAGATAAAGGCCGGATCGATCCTAAGAGATTAAGCGATGATTATACGCATGTTTGTCCAAAATGCAATCCTAAACGCTTTGCCCAAAAGCGTGGTGTTGAACAACGAAAAAGATTAAATTTAAGAGTTGATAGTATGATCGATATTAGCAAAATGTAACATCGATCAAACTATCGGTAATCTAGATTATTCAGATTTCCAAATATTATAAGCACCCCAAGCCAATGCACCCCAGATAATAACTGAAGATAATGGCATGATACCTAGAATAACAATTAATGCGGCTCCACCAATAATGATGCCGTTCCAAGATGTGCGTTCTGCGAATCTTTCTTTGATCCAATCAATCATAATAATTACTCCTATAGTTTTTTATGCAATTGCGACACAAGTTTAGACTTAACAAGTCGTCTATCTAGCTCAATACCGTGCTTTCTTCCTAAAGTTTCTAAATCTTTTTTAGTCATTTTAGAAAGTTCAGTTTTAGTAAACGCTTTTTTGGCTTTCGCTGTAACCTTTTTTACTGTTGAACCCATAGTCTTTTCTGACCAATGTCGAATAGCTGATTGCTCAACTTCTGGGGCGTCTTCAGTTTTATTTGAAAACAGTTTTTTAAACCAATTAATCATAGTCGGTTGTCTCCTTTAAATTATGTCGTATGTATATTTATATAGAATAAACCCTTAGGCTATAAAATCGACTTTGTTGCCTAGGTCCTTAGGTGTGCGTTTTAGTTCAAAAGGTAGCTTTTCTTGTAATCGATGTTTATCCAATTTTACTTTTGCTATCGATTTTACCTTTTTTAGAGTTTCTGTGGATAAAGTTCCTACAGATCGAAGAACATTAGCCATAAACAATCCTGATGAATTAATCCGCATTTTTTTGTTTTTCTCTCTGTTCTATGCACCATGCATCATTAGGTTTAAACATACAGTCAATTATTTTGCCTGCGGCACCTAATGTAGGTTTTGGCTGTTTTTCACAACCAATTATTAGCATAATTATTATACCTATTATTACACCTTTAACAAATGTATACCATAATAGACCATAATCAGAAATACCAGTTTTTTCTTTAAACCAAGTTATTCTGCCTTTATGCCATTTTAAGAAATTTTTCATATATCTACTTATCTTCTATTAACTCCATAATTGAAGGATACTGCAATTCTATTTCCATTGCCTTTATTTGTTGTAACTCCGTGTCTAGTCCAGCTAGGAAATATAAGCATTAATCCTGTCTGAGGTTTATATGTTGCTTCTATACATGTTATATGATTATAACTTTCTAAATTTGGTGGAATATAATATTCAGCATCATCATTCCTTTGAAATTCTATATTACTAGTATTATCATTTGGAATATCAATGTAAAAAACTCCAGATAGTAGTGAGTCTGGATGATTATGAAATTTGTGTGACGCACCATAGCCGTTTATATTAATCCAAAAATTTTGAAATTTTAATTCTGGAAATCCTATTTCTTTTCTTACTTCTTCAATGGAATTATCGAGCTCGTTTTTAAAAGCTACTATGCCATCCTTAAGTTTATCTTCAACAGCATCAATAATTTCAATACTTCTACTATGCCATCCACCGTCATTACTATTCATAGAATATGTTGGTGCAGGCTCTACCGATTGCCAATATAATGCAGTTTCTTTAAGAAACTTACGATCAACGTTTTCATTTAGTCCTGCATAAATGACTGTCGGAAACCACGTTGTAGATTTTAATGTCATAGCTTTACTTTCACTTGTAGTTGTTTAATTGTAGATTTTAATAAATTAGTATAATCTGGGTTTGTTGAAAATAAATCTAATGTATCAACTAACGCATTAAAATCGTATGATCTATCTTCCATCATTTCTTCTCTTAAAATTCTAAATTCTTCGTATGCTGAATGTGTATTCAATAAGTCTATATAATCTTCAATTGACTGACATTTAGATTTATATACTTTAACACCCCATATTGCGTTTGGATTATCTTTAGGTTTCATTTGAGGTAATTTAGGATTCCATGTTCTAACGCCAAATAACGCATTACCTTCTATTGCAAATCGGCTAGTACCCCAACCTGATTCTAGTCCTGCTTGAGCTTCTACAAGTAAAGATGGAATTCGTAAACTATGTGGTGTTGTAAAGTTTAAATATTGAACACATTGTCGTACTGCTTCAGTAAATGTCTTTTTACTATTATAAACGAATTCAGGTTCGTGTAACCCTAATTTAATTGCTGTCTTAGATTGTTCTAATTCTATACGTTCTGTTATTTTATTAAGAATAAAATAGTTTGGTTTGAAAGTGCCCACGCCAAAAGAAACAATACTTAATACAAGTACTGCTAAGAACCAGATAACATAGTTTAGTTTATTATTTTTAAACATTTTTTTCATATACTATAATATAGCATAGTTTAGTTTATATGTCAACCAAAGTTAATACCAATTTTCTTTACACCAAGGATCTATTGAATCTTTTGGATTTGGATCACCATGAAATACTGCAATACTTGTTTCGGGCAGTATTTTGGGTTCGCCCGGTGTAGCAAAATTCCGTTTTCCAGTTATTCTAGACATTTCAGGTTTACCCCGCATCTCCCATTTATAACTTTGGATCCATTCGTCAGGCCAAAAGTTAAAATCTGTTTTTACATTAGCATATAGCCAATCTTGATCTCCATGATATCTTGCCGCATGATATTTTGGATCTTCCATAAAACGTTCATATACTTGCTTATGCTGTCCTGTATTAAATCGAATAATACTTGAATTCATTCTATCCCAATTAGATTGGACGCATCTATTAAAATCTCGTATAACACAAAATTCGCCGGGTTTATATGTAAACAACTTATCGATATTATCAAAAATAATAACATCTAAGTCTATGTAAAGAATTGTTCCTTTTATAGCCAGTCCTGGATTGAAAAACATTGGTTTATACCACCAACCACTAATATTTGGAATTGCAGGTAGTGGATGAATTTCTATACCGGGTTTTATGCCTGCACCGTTTTCTGTAAAACAAGCAAAATTAAAAGGAATAGTTAAATTTCGAGAGAGCATGTTATGTAAAACATTAACATATTCTGCACTATATTTGTCGCCATGTTTAAGGCATACAACGTAATTGGCCACGTATCTAATTTTCCACTATCGCACTATTACTACCGTGTTCAAAGACTTCAACAAGTGAAAGTCTTACACGACCACCTGTATCTTCTTCAACTAATGGTGCTACATACTTAAAGACATGTTCAGCAAACTTCTCACAACCAACACCGTCCATTAAAACTACTTTTGCAAGTCCTTTTTTATCTAATGCCATAAAGTCTTCCACATTAGGATCATTTTTGTCAACTGCAAATTTATGATCAAAGTTATCTTCTAAATATTGTTTGATCCATTTACAATTGCCAAAGTCATAAACCCAATTTTTATCATCAAGTTCAATAGCTTCGAATTCGAATCGAAATCCTAAACTATATCCATGTAATAATGAACAATGGCTGTGAGTTGCTTTTGCTTGGCGGAAGGTACAACTTAATCCTCTTTCGTTACCGTATGTTTTTGTACTTTTGTACTTCATTTTTTCTCCTTTTAATTAATCGGCGGAGTATTTAAAGAGGGTCGACGATTTTTTAAGTCCTCATGTTTGTATTATATAGTCTTTTGTATTACTTGTCAACTATTTAAATTGGTGCGGATTCTCCAAATCATGATAGCATACTTCTAGATGCCTTGTATTAAAACTAACCGTTATTCGTTTCTTTGTTTTATTATAATAAGAACGATGGTATAACCAACTTGGAAATAAAACAAGCATACCAGATCTTGGATTAAATTCCATTCCGTCTGTACTAAATTCTGTATTACGTTCAGGTCTTTCAGCTATTTTTGGTCCTGAAATTGGATTTCTAAAAACAATAGGAGCACTACCTTCGTCAACATACGGATAGTACGCTCCACTTACAATACTAAGATCATGTCGATGTTCAGCAACAAAACCTTCAGCTTCTTGAATATTAAACCAACTTTTTGTAAGTTCAACTCCGGCTATTCCAACAGTTCTAGTATAATCAACTAATCGGTTTTCAATATCGCGTTTTAACTTTTCAAACTCAGGTAAGTCTAAACAATTTGTACTTCCATGAGCTTTCTCTACTGGATCATAATGCATAGCACTTGTGCTACCGTGTCCTACATCTTTTGGCCAGTCTGACATATTTTTACAATTTTCTATAAAGTTCACAATATCATCATTAGCAGGATGATTGTCGAAACAATGTACTTGTACTAATGTTGGAAATAAATTAAAATCAGCTTTGTCAAACGGCCCTAGCGGCAATTCGGCCCTAATAATATTACCTAGTCCCATTTTGGTCCTCCATTCTATAATCTTTTACTGTTCGCACATATCCTTTATCAGCATGTCGAATCGTATTAAAACTTATTACATATCTTTTTTCACTAGGATTAGGATCAACGTAATGTTTTAACCAACTAGGAAATATAACTAATATCCCTGAGTGGATAGGTACACTTTGGTCATACGTACTAAAGTTTGTATTTTTTATAATACAGTCATTCATACGTAATTGTTGTATAGGACTCTCGAGTACTAAAGGGTTACTACCGTCAGCAATATAAGGATAATATGCTCCACTAATAACACTTCGTTCATGTCTGTGAGCTCCTACAGTTGCACCTTCTGACATTTTATTAAACCAACTAGTTGATATAAGAGTGTAATCAATACCTGCTTCTTCACAATATGTATCGCAACAAGACTGAAGTGTTTTCCATAAATCCACTACCCGTTTGTCACTTAAAAATTGTTCGTTGCCTGTTAAGTAACTACTCTCGCCACCCTTTACTAATCTATGCTGACCAACTTGTTCCCAAGTTTCTATCATATCTATAACAGTTTTTTCGCAAGGATGTCCTTTAATATTCCAACTACTTACTAGTGTCGGAAACATAGCGAAATGTTGTGGTTCAGGTGGTCTCATTGTCTATCTCAAATTCAATTAACATTTTATTACATACATTCTTGTGTTCTGTTGGCCACGGCTTATTATTATAATAGATAAAATTAATTTGCGGAAAATTTTCAAATACTTTATCAATTTGGTAAATCCAATAACTAGGATCTACTGGGCTCGAATCTGCATCGTTGTAATTTTCTGTTCCTTTGTATATATTATTAACGGTGTTACTGTCTGCTTCTAAATCAAATCCAAGCAACGATATATTCAGATCACCACTAAAGTTAGTAGTTATTGATGCTCCTAATAATACTGCATAAGGCCCACTACCCCAATGCCATGGATCATCAAGTTTTGTATCACCCTTATAAGGAAGTTGTGGAACTAGCCCACATAATTTAAATTGATCCCTCCAATCAGGTCTAGTATAGATAGCACCATAGTTTCGTTCCTTTTGTGCTTCTTCAACCATACGGCGATCACAACAAATTAAATGATTTACATAAAAGTCTCTGAAAATTGCGTTACAACCAACCTTTATGCCACCACATTTGTTGATGTCAATATCTTTTCTACTCTCTCCGTTCCCAATTACAAGCATGAACAATATTTAATAAATATGTATAACGATAGGGACAAATACGAATGACAGCATTTTACGATTTTTTTAGATTCATCAAGTTGTACTCTACAGACGGTACAACACTAGAGCATACTATTGAGGCTGACGCCGTAACTGATACTTTGAGCATCAGTAGAGGTGCAGGAGTGGCTTGGACGGGTGCTTCAGCGGCCACAGATTCATTTAAAATAGACGTTAATTATAACTTAGAAGTTCCTGTAGGAACTACAACTTTAAGATTGACAGATGTTCATAGTGTTGATCAAGATATTGAGCTACATGCTGGCGGAAATATGACTATTACTAGAAATCATTCTGGTAGTATAACTCTTGCGTCATTAATGGGTGGGGTTAGTAGAGTAATAACTTTGGCGACCCAAACTTCTCCAGTAGTTATTACAACAAATACAGTTCATGATTTTACAGAAGGAACTCCAGTTACTATTGTAGATGTAGTTGGAATGACTCAGCTTAATGGTAATGAATACTATGCTGATGTAATAACTTCAAATACACTAGCATTGTATCAAGACGATGTTCTTTCAGTACCACTTGATGGTACTGGATTTACTGCATATACATCAGGAGGAGTTGCTACTGGTGAATACGCAGGAGCCAAAAAGATAAATGATTTAACAGATGTAAAATTTAATGCTCCTAATTTTGCAGATAGTATAATGTTAGGATATACTACAACGGGTACATTAAACAATGCTCATAGTAATATTTTTATTGGAAAAGATGCAGGAAAAACTGTTACAAGCGGAAATCAAAATACTGTTATTGGTCACAAAGCTGGCGATAGTATAACAGATGGAACTAACAACGTATTAATTGGTGCTTTTGCAGGAGATACTATCCAAGGTGGCGACGGCAATGTTATTATAAGTGCTGGGCATAGTACTGATCCTGCAGGTGGGTGGTCTAATAATATAACATCTCTTGTTACTGGGGACGGAAAACGTAGATTATATATAGGACAAGAAAATCCTAATGTAGACGGTACAGTTCTTGACGGGCAGTATTATTCAAACATTTGGCATCATTCTACACAAGTAGGTGCCTTTAGGGCCCAAGGCGAAAGCGGAGGAACAACTGTAACTAATCCGCCGTATGCAACTACATATTTAGAACGTGCTTATATAACTATAGATGCTACTAATAATCCAGTTACTCATCAACCAGCACGTATTCATGTAGGTGGTGGACATTTAGCTTTACACGGTGGCGATGGATTTGTAGTAGGCTCTACAATGACAGAATATACCCCTGGGTTACAATGGGGGGCTAGTGGTACTCGTACACCAGGAACATATACTGGTGTAACAGTAGCTACTGGAGTATCTGGAAATCATCCTACATTTACAGTAGTTGTTGCCGTAAGTGATGGTTCAATAACATCTGTTACTTCTGAAACAACAGGTTCAGAAATTTATGATCTGACTGGTGCAAATACAATTTCAGATTCACAAATAGGTAACGGTGGTGCTCCAGACATTCAATTTAAATATGAAGGTGCAACAACTACTCAAGCTAAACTAACAATGATTGGTGATACTACTCTTGCTGTTACGACAGCTGGCGCAACTATCAATAGTAAAGATGTAATGCTTGACGGTGCTGTAACATCACACTTAATTCCAGATACAAATATTGCTTACGATTTAGGAAGTGCAACACACAAATTTAGAGATTTATACTTAGATGGTTCAAGTATTCATTTAGGTAGTACAATTTTAAGAGATGACGGCGCAGGTAGTTTACAAGTAAACCTTACAAACGTATTACAAATTGCCGCAGATGATTCAACTATACGCACAATTAATAGTGGAGAGTCAGTTAAGTTTGTTGGAGCAGGATCTGTTACAACGGCTACTGACGCCGAAGGTAATCTTACAATTACAGGAAGTACAAATATTGTAAATGATACTACACCACAACTAGGTGGCGAATTAGATACACAAGGTAATAATATTACAAATACAGGTAATATAGGACTAGGCGATAATAGCCATATTGATCTAGGACCATATTCTAAGATATCAGATACTTGGTTAAATAATCCTTATGGATACATGGTACTTGATCAGACCGACGCACCTGCGTTTGCCAGCGGACCAAGTATTGTTTTAAATTCTCACG